TAGGGGTATTTCCCGTCACAGGAGGTCTGGGTTGGTTGCCTCTACCCAGGTGGACTTCAATGGATAACTAGACCCTTAGTTGGCTAGCCGTTGAGCCTAAATAGCTTCACAATAAAACTAGCATCGTCCCGATAATCTTATAATAGGTTGTCTTTTGAGGTTTTTTGTTTATAACAATGTCCCTTGTGTCCTTCGTGCCAACGTACGCCTCCTTTTCAAAGAAGTCTTGGTTTGTGAAAACCGGTGACCCTTTTGTTAAGCGCGTGGTGTTGAGTGCACCCCATAGTGTTTACACTACTTTTGGTGGAGATGCAGTAACTGGTAAAGCGGATATCGAGTACGTGCTCGATGTCAGCTTGAAGAAACCAGATTCTCCTCTACCTTTCCTGACCATAGACAAGTCAGCTGCTCCGATTGGGTTTCAAAGCTCTGAAGAGTTGCGTAGCTTGATCGAGTCCTTGAAGATCCGCCAGTCTTTCGCTGTGGCCTCTATCGGAGATAGTGCCTTCGACCTCCGGTCTTTGGCTTATGTTTGTGGGGCGGCCGTAGCTTGTACTAGCTGCTTCGAAGACTTTTACTACGGTCCACCTGTTGTTTCCGTCAGTACCATTTCACCCACGTGGAAGGTTCCGACGGTTACAAACTTAACTATCGCAGCTGGCCTAGCGAACACTTCTGGTGAGTTTGCTACCTTAGCGCGTTTTGCAGCCCTGGCGGGTTGTAAGTCTGTTACTCTTATGAGTGACGTTATCCCTCCTCGTAGTCACACGGCTTTGCAAGGACCTGACCTCGGAGTTTTTGCTTTGAAAGTGTTTGCCAACATTATTAACGCAGCCCAGTCTTGCTCTTGTGCGGGTGCTCATACGGAGGCATTCTTTAGTGGTATGACCAGCGTCATAACGCTGAACTCTCACACGGATGAAGGGGGTTTTCTACGTGAAGCTGTCCGAGAATGTGAGTATCCAAAAGCTGTTGGTGTTCTTCCTGTCGGAGTTGCGTCTTATTTCGGTCTTTCCCCGGTCTTGGATCTTGGGTCTAGTTACTTACCTCAGGTAGGCATCGGCTTATTCTTGGAATTTGTTGGTACTTTAGTAACAAGTGATCCTGGAGGTAAAGAAACCACCTTATTGGTTCGCGACACCACCGGTTCTAGACCTTCTTGTTTTCCGGGATTACGCCCCGCTTTCTACTCATTGATGGCTAGGTTCCGCTCTCAGGTGTGTGAGGATTACAACTTACACCCGTCTGTCGTGGGGGATGATTCTTCCCATAACCCGTTCTTTACTGCGGACCTCGAGAATCGTCACTTAGACTACCCTGTCATCCAGCCGTTCTATTGGGTAGAACCGGGGCCGCTCACTGTTAAAGAGAGGAATTACCAGAATGTCTGTATTCAGGGTTCACGCGTTGACCTTCCGCTTTTTTCAGGCGATATAGTTCAGGAATCTGCTGGATATGTCGAAGTCCACGGTCGTGTTCCGGTCGGCAACGCAATGTACCTTAAAACGGACGAGGCTAGGCCTCGTAGTGAGGGATTTCAGTACATGTTGTCTCCACGTTATCGTGATGAGAACGGTCTCAGTTTGATGGAGGTCGTTGCAGACAACCGTTTGGGCACTACCACTACTCAGGCTGTGTTCGTCGAGCCGAACGTTACTAACGTTGCACAGCGTAGGTGGATCACCCCTCACAATCCTGTGGCTTCACCGGCTGAGGGTATCACTTCATACCCTCAGTCTATGGTCTTCTACTATAGAGGCACCTACGCTGAGCCAACACTGCAGGATTGGAAGATGGGCAAGGTTAGCAGCTTCACTGGCCCCATTCAAGTTAAGAGTCGTCAGACCGGCGACACTGAACACCGGAGCTGCAGACATATTTCAGAGTCTAACTTGCGTTGGCTCTCCAACCGGGGAAAGTACGCTCCAAAACATGTACTTGACCTCTCCGCTCTACCTTCTGGTTTTTCACTCCCTCCCTTATCACAACCGACTATGATAGCTCCGGCTATCGAGCCGGTTAATGAGGCCGATGGAGAGGAGGTAGAGTATAACAGCGATGACGAGCTACTTGAAAACCCAAACATTAACCACGGACACCATGGAAACGAGCCTATCAGCACAGGCGCCCCTGAACCAGTCA